TTAAATCAAACGATTATCAACTTCGTGTATCGCAGAAGCCCATCAACATTGAGGAGGCGTTTGCGTATAGGAAGTCTTCAGTATGGCCCCTCCACTTGATCACAAGTCAAATGCGAAGAATAGAGGACAAGGAATATTACTGTGAAGCTGTAGATCTTGTACGCAACGATGCTAATGAGATTGAGGCTAAGCCTACTAAGCGATTGCCAATCATGGAATTTCCCCTCTCGCCCAAGACTGAGAACAAGGAGGGGGCCATATTGATGTGGGAAAAACCCATCAAGGATGCGCCATGGGGTACATATTATGCATCCATTGACCCAGTGGGTGAGGGTAAAACCACCACCTCAGAGTCATTGTGTAGCATCTTCGTCTACAAGACACCATTACAAATCACTAAGCGTAAAGCAGATGGTAGTGTAGAGAATCACATAGAACAAGACCAACTTGTAGCTTCTTGGTGTGGGAGGTTTGATGATATCAATAAAACCCACGAGCGACTCGAGATATTGATCGAGTACTATGGTGCGTGGACAATTGTGGAGAATAACATTTCCCTGTTTATCCAGCACATGATTCATAAGAAGAAACAGAAGTACTTGGTGCCCAAGTCACAAATCCTGTTTCTCAAAGACCTGGGCTCTAACAACAATGTGTTCCAGGAGTATGGATGGCGTAACACAGGTACCCTGTTCAAGTCTCACCTTATCTCATATGGGATCAACTTCCTCACTGAAGAACTCGATGTAGAGACCAAACCAGATGGTACGATTGTTAAGACCACGTTTGGAGTAGAGCGCATCAAGGATCCAGTGTTACTCAAAGAAATGCAACAATATCGCGAGGGTTTAAACGTGGATAGATTGGTTGCATTCTGTGCGCTAGTGGCGTTTGCCAAGGTGCAACAGTCTAACAGAGGGTATGCTCATAAGGTTGAAACTGAAACAAAACCAGGGCAAAACCCCAAAAAGTCAGATAATTTGAGTAAATTAAATAGAAGTCCTTTTCGTAATTTAGGTAAACCTGTGTCTAAATTAGAAAACAGATTCATCAAACAAGCATTTAGAAATTTAAAATAATACAGCCATGGCATTAGTAATCAACGCAATGCAAGCTAAAGCTGGTGTGAAGACAGATCACACCAGGATGGGTACCCTTACCCAGCCTATTCAGTTTTTACCCAATGTGCAGAAAGATGGTGAGTGGGGAGCGTGGAATATGGATTGGTTTGAGATGGAGGGATTGCGTCAAATTAGGCGTAATGCACGCAAGCTTTTAAAGAACTACAAGCTTGCAAATGGTATCATTGACAAGACTGACTATGTAGTGGAGGAGGACAACGAGTATGCGGATATGATTGATGTCCTCACGCGCGAAGACGCCTCCGCGATGGAACTCAAGTTCTATCCCATCATCCCTAATGTAGTCAATGTCATGCTTGGTGAGTTTGCCAAGCGCACTGATAAGGTACAGTATGTAAGCACTGATACTGAAAGCTTCAATGAGATGTTGGAGCAAAAGCGCATGATGATTGAGCAGACACTTGTCTCTCAAGCTGAAATGAAGCTTGCCATGAATCTAATGGAACAGGGTGCAGATCCTGAGTCAGAAGAGTTTCAACAGGCAATGTCTCCTCAGAATATCAAGTCTCTTCCTGAGATTGAGCAGTTTTTTAAGAAGGACTATCGTTCACTTGTTGAGCAGTGGGCCAATCACCAACATGAAGCAGATGTTGAGCGATTTAAGATTAAGGAGTTAGAGAATCGAGCGTTCAGAGACATGCTCATTACAGATAGAGAATTTTGGCATTTTCGCATGGACGAGGATGATTATGAGGTGGAGCTGTGGAATCCTGTGCTCACTTTCTATCATAAGTCGCCTGATATCAGGTATATCTCCCAAGGCAATTTTGTAGGAAAAATAGAACTGCATACTGTATCAGACATACTTGATAGGTATGGATATTTAATGAACGATGAACAACTTAGATCACTTGAATCAATCTACCCCAAGAAAGCTGCGGGATACCCTATCCAAGGTTATCAAAACGATGGTACTTTTTACGATGGTACCCGTTCTCATCAGTGGAATGTTACTGGTCCTAGCCTTGGGTTTCGTCAGTTCACTAGTGTCAATGATTATTTTTTGGCTGCTGGCGATGACATTATCACTCGTATTCTCAACGAGTCCGAAGATCTCCAAGATTTTGGAACATATCAACTTCTTCGCGTCACGACAGTATACTGGAAGTCGCAAAGAATGGTAGGTCATTTGACCAGAATAGATCCTGAGAATGGAATGAAATTCCACGAGGTTGTTACAGAAGATTACAAGATTACTGTACCTCCTGTCTATGATACTAAAATTAACAAGAACAAAGACGAGAATACATTAGTACAGGGAGAACACATCAAGTGGATTTGGATTAATCAAGTCTGGGGCGGGCTCAAGATTGGACCCAACAGACCTAGCTTCTATGGTAATGCAGACTACATGGGTATTCAACCCATCTATCTGAATATTAAACCCATCAAGTTCCAATTCAAAGGTGACTATACGCTCTATGGTTGTAAGCTCCCAGTAGAAGGATCTGTATTCACTGACCGCAACTCGCGTTCTGTATCTCTGGTGGACAAGATGAAACCCTTCCAAGTGGGGTATAACCTGGTGAACAATCAGATCTCTGACATCTTGATTGATGAGTTAGGTACAGTAATCTTACTGGATCATAATGCTCTTCCCAAGCACTCCGCGGGCGAAGACTGGGGTAAGAACAACTACGCCAAAGCATACGTGGCGATGAAGAACTTCCAGATGTTACCCCTGGATACAAGTATTTCCAATACAGAATCAGCACTTGGGTTTAATCATTATCAAGTATTGAACCTTGAGCAAACTCAACGTATGATGTCAAGGATTCAGCTTGCTAGTTACTTTAAGCAGCAGGCATATGAAATCATTGGTATTACACCTCAGCGTATGGGGCAGGTGAATTCCCAAGAAACCGCAACAGGTATTGAGCAATCTATCAATGCATCGTATTCTCAAACAGAGATGTACTTTGTGCAACACTCAGAATATCTGATGCCACGCGTGCACCAAATGCGCACAGATTTGGCGCAGTATTATCATTCGCGTAGACCAAGCGTGCGCCTATCGTACTTGACATCACTCGATGAAAAAGTAAACTTTGAGATGAATGGTACAGAGCTGCTGGCCAGAGAACTCAATGTGTTCGTTACTAGTAAAGTAAATCACAAACAGGTGATGGAACAGATTAAACAACTGGCCATCCAGAACAATACAGCAGGTGCATCGATCTATGACTTGGCTGAGATTGTTAAAGCAGACTCTATGTCTGAGGTAACACATGTTCTCAAGTCAATCCAGCAGAAGACAGAAGCCCAGCGTCAGCAAGAAATGCAGCAACAACAACAGATGCAGGGACAACAACTCCAGTCTCAACAGCAAATGCTTGAATCTAAGCAACGCTTTGAAGCTGAGCAAAATGCTCTTGATAGACAAACTCAAATTGATGTTGCTGAAATTAAAGGCGCAGGTTATCAAGTGGGCGACCAAAATCAGAATCAACAGTCTGATTATCTGGACTCTCTACAGTATCTTGATAAGAAACGTCAAGCAGATGAAACTATTGCTCTCAAACGCGAACAGGAAGTCAATAAAAACAATCGTGAATCACAGTCCCTGAATCTAAAAAGGGAGGAGTTAAATACCAGAAAAGAGATTGCAGATAAGCAGTTACAGGTAGCTAAAGAGAACAAGAATAAGTATGACAAGAAAAATAAAAAATAGTTAGTGTTATATTCCAGACTATTTTAAAAAACTTTAGTCCTGATAACCTTTTAAAGTTTAAAATTGCATATATTATAATAGGAAGACAATCAAAACCAACCAAATATGTCAACCAACGAAAGTAGTGCTCCAGAGATTAATCTGGACGAGTTCTTATCAATGCCAGGAGCTAATGATATTCTGACTGCTCCAGAATCTGCAAAGACAACAGTTTTTTCCAAACCTAAAGATTTAGATACTAGCTTCTTAGAAGCAAAGGCTACAACTGAAGAGAAGGAAAAAAAGGAAGATAAACAGGAAGAATTTGCTCCTGTTGATTTAGAGGCGGCTAAGAAAACAATTGATGAGATTGTTGATTTAGCTTCTGATACTGATGAGCCAAAGCAAGCGGGCAGGCCCAAAGTAGATAAATCAGGTCTTGTAGATACATTCTCTAAGCTTATCGACGAGGGTCTTCTTGTACCTTTTGACGATGACAAGCCCATGGAGGAATACTCTATCAAAGATTGGAAGGAGTTGATCCAAGCCAATTTTGAGGATAGGGAAAATAAAGTGAAGCAGGAAGTACCTGCATCGTTCTTTGACAGTTTACCTGATGAACTTAAATACGCGTACAAGTACATCGCGGATGGAGGACAAGATTTAAAGGGTTTATTCAAAGCTCTTTCTCATGTTGAGGAGGTGCGTCAACTAGACCCCAGTGATGATAACGACCAGGAAGTGATTGCACGTCAATATCTCAGAGCCACTCAATTTGGCACTGACGATGAAATTGATGAAGAAATTAATAGCTGGAAAGATCTTGGTACTCTGGGTAAGAAGGCAAGTCAGTTCAAGCCTAAGCTAGATAAAATGCAAGAGCAGGTAGTTCACTACCAATTGCAACAGCAAGAGTATGCAAAGAAACAACATGAGGAGGCTGCTCATCAGTATGTGGATAACATCTATCATACACTCAAAGAGGGTCAACTCAATGGTATACGATTGGACAAGAAAACACAAGCTTTCTTGTTTAATGAACTTACTCAAACAAAGTATCAATCTATGCAGGGTCGTAGTACCAACTTACTTGGTCACTTGCTTGAACGATATCAATTCGTAGAACCCCGATATGATCTGGTTGCAGAAGCTCTTTGGCTTCTTGCTGACCCTGATGGTTATAAAAATCAGATTAGAACAATTGCAAAAAGCGAAGCTACGCAAGATACTGTGCGTAAATTAAAGACTGAGGAATCCCGTAAGATTTCTACGTCAACAACTCCTGAGCCTGAAGAACAACAACCAGCGCGAAGGAAAATATCAAGACCACAAAATATTTTCAAACGATAATAACCTTAAACTAAACTACACTTACAAAAAATGGCTACACCAGTTTTAAACAATGGCCTATTCTTGCGTGATACTCAGTATCAAGCAAGTTCACATGTCGACAGTTACCATCTTGTCAACATGCTGCGGGGCACAGAACCGATGGATATGGGTCCAGTGGACCTGTGGGCAATGGCTCAAAAAGTTGAGATGCCCTTGTATCAAATGGCTTCATTTGGTGGTAAGAACACCATCCTTGTAGACAACCCTCGTGGTGAGTACAAGTGGCAGACTCCAGTTGTTCAAGATCTCCCTTACATTGTATGTAATCTGGAGAATCCTGAGAGCCCAATTGGTGCTGATGGTACTACCTTCAAAATCAAGCTGAACAAGCGCATCTTTGGTCATGGTGACATCATCACTTATGACAAATACAATGGTGCTGAATTGTACATCACTGCTGATGACATCATCCCCGCTGGTGATGGTTTCATCTACACTGTGCAGATGGTGAACAATGATAACCTTGCTACATTTAACCAAGCTTACCTTGAGGCTGGTACTAAGTACTTCCGCAAAGGTTCTGCTCGTGGTGAATATGGTGAGCGTTTCTCAGACATCATGGTACAAACTGGTTTCCGCGAGTACTACAACTATGTAGGTGGCGCAGAAGCTCACGTTCACTACTCTATCTCTTCTCGCGCAGAGTTGATGATGAAAGGTGGTCTGAATGCAGATGGTACCATCCCTGTTACTGAGATCTGGCGTATGTTCGATAAGCAAATGGATCCTTCTGTCACTTCTTTGGAGACTATGGTATCCAAGATGGGTAAGGAGTATGTGAAGCGTGCTTATGACAATGGTACCCTGACTCGCTCATTTGTAACAGCACTTGAGGCAGCTCACCTCTCTAAAGTAGCTACTGACATCGAGACCTACCTCATGTGGGGACAAGGTGGACGCATCAAGCAAGATGGTCCAGATGATATTCGTCTCTCTGTGGGTCTGTGGCGTCAGCTTGACAACGCTTACAAGCGCATCTACAACAAAGGTCAGTTCTCTCTTGAGCTGTTCCGCGCTGAGATCTTCAACTTCTACAATGGTAAGGTTGAGTTCAAAGGACCAGATCCCAATCGTCAGCTGATTGTTCAGACTGGTATGGGTGGTATGAAGATGGTGAACGAAGCTATCAAGCGTGAAGCTATCTCTGCTGGTCTTGTGATCAACGCTGGTAATGGTGGCAATGGTATTGGTGCAATCTCTGGAACTAATGCAATGGATCTGAACTTTGGATTCGCATTCACCAGCTACACCATCCCATTCCTTGCTAACGTGAAGTTCGTGTTGAACCCTGCGTTTGACAACGTACACACCAATGATATTGAGAACCCGATGATTGATGGCTACCCGCTGTCTTCTTACAACTTCATCATCTTCGATATCACTGATAACACTAACGACAACATCTTCCTGCTCAAACTTAGCTGGGACAATCAGTTGAAGTGGTTCTATCAGAATGGTACCATGGATTACATGGGTCGTACACAAGGATTCCAGTCCAATGGACAGTTCAATGGATATCGCGTATACATGACTCAAACAATGCCTGCGATCTGGGTAAAAGACCCCACCAAGGTGTTGAAGATTGTAATGCGCAATCCTATCACTGGAGGCTCATTCTAAATAACAAAAGCCAAGGGGAGAGCCACACAACTCTCCCCTTTTTTCTTTATCTTTACCTATACTTGTAACCTAAAAACCATGGGATACTTCAAACTCCTCAACAAAATATTTCCTGCTTCTCCTGATCAGATTCTCAAAAAAGCTACAGATGCTGAAGCAGCTCTCGCGCGCATGGCGCACGTGAACACAATCGTCAACGACCTAAGTGATATTGCTCGTTATGACTTAGATGTGTCTTCAACTTTTACTTTATCAGTTAATACTAATAAAGGAATTATTGACATCACTAATTGGGATAGTGTTGTTCCCGATGCTGATTGGAATAGTTCTGTTATTATTACATTAGTCAATAATCCAATTCTTAATGTAGCAAACAGGGATTTGGTTTATTTGCAAATCACTCCTTATTATGCACCTGCCGTAGATGATAGATTCATTCCATATGTATTAACGACAGGATTAACAGATGGTTTAAATCTTACTGTTTGGAATGCTAATCCAGCAGCTGCAGGAGTTAATCAAGGTGAAGGTGCATTCTACATTTACTACGAAATCAAATACATTGGGTAATGCCTATCAACAGACTTGTACCTAAGGTACCAGATCCATATATTGGTAAGAATGAGCAGAATCAATTTTGGCCCGCGCGATTTGGTCATATAGATTATCTTATTGAGCAAATTAATAATGGTGGTGCTATACCAGAAGGATTTGCTCAAATATATACTGAGCTAATAACTATTCCTGGAACTGTATTTGGAGGTGGTCCTGGACCACTTTTTATTGATTTTCCAGCTGATGGATTATCTCAACAACTAATCAGTCAAGGTAAATATTTAATACCTATTGGATTTACAGTAGCAACATTGGAAACTACTGCTCCTTCTTTATTACCTATTACTGCCAGTGGTTTAAGTTTTAGTATATGGGATAATGCATTTACCAATGGTACAGCGATTACAAGTGAATTTAGTTTTAGTGGTGGTGGTGGTCCATATCCTCAAGCAGGTGTAACATATGTACCTGTAATAGTAGAAAGTAGTGGTACTATCGTGCCAACACAGGTTTTTATAAGTCCTCCAGGTACAAAATTTAGATTACAGCGTACTGCTGGAGGTGGTATAGCTTATGGAACATCCGATAATTGTATTAAAATAGCTTTTAGTTTTCAAGCAATAGATCTTAATTGGTTTTTCAAACTAACCAATTAACCAAGAATACAAAACCAACAAAAACCAACAAAATGAGTGTAACACTAGTAGAGACTAACCCAGTTAGTAAAAAGTACACAAGTACGATTGCAATCCGCCCCTATGTAGACTCCACAAAGTCTAACATGGGATTGGAGAAGTATGAACTTGCATTGTTTGGAGGTGAATGGTATCAAGCGTTATGTCACAGGTCTGAATGAATTTGCACCTGAAATCAAACGACTACCTGCTGAAGAACGTGAAGCTGCTATTATTGAGATTCGTCGACTCGTATCTCAATTGGAAGCTGAACTTGCTGCAAACTTTGTAGATCCCAATGACAAGGACTTTTGGAACAAGATCAAACTACTTGCTCCTAACAACGATGAGTTCTGGGGTAAGATTGCAATTCGTGTATCTAATGAACCTGTGTTCTTGAATCCTCAAGACCCACACGATTTGATTAAGCTTAAAGCTATCGAGGCGGGTGGATTCTCTCTTGTAGCAAAGTCACTGGAGGTAGCACGCAAGTCTACTAACAGTCACAAGTTCTACTTAGATAAGTTTGAGGAGACAGCGTCTATCAAGACAGAAGTCAAGAAGATGCGCAATAAAGCACTGGCTGAGTTGGAAAAGCTTGCTAATAAGAATGTTAACAAGCTCATCTATGTCTCTAAAGTAATTGACCCCAACAGCCCACAGTACAAGAAGACTACTCCAACAGATGTCATGTACGATAACATGGACAAGTACATCAATGGAGAAACTGTGGATACAGACAAGCGCAAGACAGCTCAGCGATTCCTAGATGTTGTAAATCTTGATATGGAAACATTGAAGATTCGTGCAATTATCAAGGACGCTACTTACTATAAGCTGCTGGTCACGCGCGGGGATGGTTACATTTATCATGCAGAAACCAATACTATGGTGGGTAAAAACCCAACAGAGATTGCTGAATATTTGAAGAATCCTCTCCACGAAGACATTCTCACTGGCCTCACCAAGGGCGTGGAGAAATACTGGAACAACTAATGACAAACGCAGAACTACAGATAAAGGTCAAAGAGAGGCTAAACAAACTAGCCTCTCTTGACTATGATAACTTTGAGTGTTGGCAGATAGTTGAGGCATTCAACAAGGCTCAACTTGAGTGGTTTCGTCGCCAAATCAATGGTGTCAATCAGCTCAAAAATGGGCAGGGATCTAGTAAGATAAACTATGATGATACACAGAAACTAATAAAGACTGTCCCATTATCTGGTACCAATTATCCTACACAGGCTCCAGCTAATTTTGAGAGTGATCCTTTACCAGCTGATTATCTGTATTATAGTTCTGTTTATGTAATGGCAAAAAGCGATTGTTGCCCCGAGCGCAACATCGTAGTTTATATGGTGGACAAAGCTGACTTGTTTGTTATTCTTAGGGATGAAAACAAGAAACCCAGTTTTGAGTGGGGCGAGACTGTAGCCATTCTTGCTGATAATAGAATGACCATCTATACAGATGCACAATTTGATATCACATCAATCAACCTAGCCTATTATCGCAAGCCTACCCCAGTTACTTTCCAAGGCTGTATTGATGTATCCACAGGCGCTGTTACAGTAGATACGCCCTGTGAGTTTAAGGATGATATAGCAGAAATCTTAGTTGACAATGCAGTTGCTATATTAGCAGCGGATATTGAATCATTTAACCAATACACAAGAGCTACCAACTCAGTGCAATCTAATACCTAATGGAGAATAACTCTGTAAAACGACCACTGAAGCCAGTGGAGGCTAAAGAAACGAAACCTACCCTGTCAAGGCCTTCTGAGAAGGAAGCTGCTAAAACTACTGTAACTAAGAGTAAAAATCCTCTTATTACAGACGAGTGCATAAAGATGCTCAATTATCGTATTGAGCAAGAGGACTATTCTTCCCGCATTTATCTAGCTATGTCCATGTGGTTGGATGATAAGGGTTTTATTAATGCAGCTAAGCTCTGGAAGAAATACTCCGATGAGGAGCGTGCTCATGCTGACATGGCTAGAGAATATTTGTTAGATTTAGGTATTCGTCCACTGACTCCTCTTCTGAATCAACCAGTGCAGGAGTACTCTGGACTTCCCCAAATTATTAAGGATTCCCATGAACATGAGGCGGAGATTACCAGACAGTGTAAAGAACTTGCATCTCATGCTATGAAGATGGGTGATCACATGCTGTATCAACTAGCTGCTACCTACCTTAAGGAGCAAATTGAGGAGCTGGGTAAAGCTCAGAATTGGTTAGACCAACTTGAATCCTTTGGTGAAGACAAGATTGCGATGCGTCTGCTTGACCACGAGATGAAAGATTATCTATAAAAATTTGGATATTCGCACAGAATATCGTATATTATATCATATTGTAACCCTTAAAACTTAAAAAACAATGGCTTATTTTAATCATGCGTTTCAGAAAACGCTCATTAACACAGATGGTTTCTACAACACTCAAACTACACCTGTTGTTACTAAATTTTCAAAAGA